AATTAGCAACAGATAGCAAAGTAAGTAAAACAACATATTATATTCCATCAAATCAAATTAATCCAACAGACACTACTCTTGCATCACCAACAATTAATTTTAATGCTGAATTAGGAGAATACACAAATCAGGTGTTTCCAAATACTTTATTTAAAACATATTATGAAACTTATATAAAATCTACGTTTAATAAAAACAGAAGATTAAGCAAGTTTAAAGCATATCTACCAATATCAATAATATCTAAATTAAAACTTCAAGATTTGTTAGTTGTCTTTACAAACAGCTATAAGATAAACACAATAAGCACAAATTTTGAAACAGGTTTAAGCAATTTAGAACTAATAAATGTTGTAGCAGATGTAATAATTCCTGAAGATGATTCACAAGGAGCAGACACTATTGATAAGGCTAGAGTAAGAATTGATTCAATGACTGTAACTATTGATAATACTGTATTAATAACATGATAAGAGATATAATAAATATGCTAGATGTAGCAAAAGAAAATAATTTAAAAGGAGAATTAACAAATTTTGCCTTAGGTAAAAACAAGATTCCACAATCAATAAATGAAATAATAAAATTAACACTACTTAAAAAATGGCAGAAAAAATAACATTAGAGCTAGAAGCTAAACTTGGAGATGCTGTCAAAAGATTAGAGGGTATTGAAAGTCAATTAAAAGATGTAGGCAAAGAAGCTAAAAAATCTTCTAAGTCTATGGGGGGTATTAAAAAAGCATTAACTGGTGTGGGTGCTGTTATGACTGGTGGACTATTTAAAGCAGGTGCAGTTATATTTGAGAAACTTACAGAACTATTTATGAGCAATCAAAAGGTTGTAGACACAATGAGTACAGCCATGAATGCTTTAAAAATTGTCTTTAACGATCTAGTTTCTTTTGTAAGTGATTTTTCCATGCCAACATTTACTGAATTATATGATGTTGTAATACAAGGTACAATAGATCGTTTTAATGAATTAATGGAAGTTTTTGGATTAATCGGCGAATCATTTATGAAACTTGTAAAAGGGGATTTTAAAGGTGCATTTGAAACAATTAAAGAAGCAGGCAAAGAAACAGTAGATGTATTTACAGGACAGGACAAAAGTTTTGAAAAGGTTGCAGAAAGTGTAAAAAATTATGCAAAACAAACTTTTAATTCTGCTAAAAATTTAACTGATTTAAATAAACAGGCACAAATAAACGAAGCTATAAATGCTAAGTTATTACAGCAATATGATAGGGATGCTGAATTACAAAGGCAAATACGAGATGATGTTTCATTAACAATTGAAAAAAGAATTGAAGCAAATAAAGAGCTTGGAAGAATCTTAGATGAACAACAAGAAACAATGATGACTAATGCTGAAGAAAACGTAAGAATAGCAGAAGAAAATTTAGCAATAGACAAAGATAATTTAGATTTACAATTAGCACTTATAAATGCTCAAAGGGAATTAGTAGATGTTGAAGCTCATGTTACTGGTCTTAGAGCAGAACAATTAACAAACACTAATTCTTTATTAAAAGAACAACAAGATTTAATAGATGGAAATGCACAAAAAGAGCTAGATGCTGCAAATAAAGCAAAAGCTATTTCAGATAAAGCTATAGAAGATGATAAAAAACTAAAAGAAACAGCAACAAAAATAGCTAAACAACAAGACAAAGAATCTTTAAATTCTATAAAAGCATTAGCAGGAGAGGGATCAGCAATAGGGAAAGCAGTTTCAGTAGCTCAAGTTACTATGGGTGGAATTGAGGGTGTGCAAAATGCTTTTAAAACAGCACAGGCTTCCCCTATTACAATTTTAAATCCTGCTTATCCTGCTATACAAGCAGGTATTGCAGGAGCTATGGCAGCAGCACAATTAGCAGCAATACTTGCAGTACCAAAACCAAGCACAAGTGGTGGTGGTGGTGGCGGTGGTAGGCCTGCACCAGTACCCCCTGCTCCCCCTGCATTTAATGTTGTAGGCTCTGCTCCTGAAAATCAATTAGCAGTAGCACTAGGAGAAAATGAAAAACAACCAGTACAAGCATTTGTTGTTAGTAATGATGTTACAAATGCACAAGCATTAGAAAGAAATATTGTAGAACAAGCATCAATTGGATAAATTATGAGAATAGTAGAATTAATATTAGATGAAGAAGATATAGGAGTTGAAGCTATTTCGGTAGTGGAAAACCCTGCAATAGAAGAAGATTTTATTGCACTTAAAAAACAGGAATATAAGTTTGCAGAACAAGACAAAGAAAAAAGACTACTTGTTGGTGCAGCTCTAGTTCCTAATAAACCCATATTTAGAAAAAATAAAGAGGATGAATATTATATTTTCTTTTCAAAAGAAACTGTAAGAAAAGCATCCCAAATGTTTTTTAAAAAAGGAAACCAATCTAAAGCAACTTTAGAACATAATGTTGAATTAGAGGGCATGACAGTTGTAGAATCTTGGATAGTAGAATCAGAAAAAGATAAATCAAGACATTACAATTTAGATGTTCCAGTTGGCACATGGATGATAAGCATGAAAGTAGAATCAGATTCTTTGTGGCAAGAATATGTAAAAGAGGGAAAAGTAAAAGGCTTTAGTATTGAAGCATACTTTTCTGATAAAATGGCTAGACCAAAAGATAAGACTATAAAAGATTTAAGTAAAATTGAGGATGATGAAGCAGAGGACTTAGTTAGTGTTATAAAAAGCATCTTAGGATCAGAAAAAATTACTTTAGAATCTTATAATGATTATCCTAAAGGAGTTCAAAACAATGCTAAAAGGGGTATTGAAATGAATGAGAAAGTAAACAATAAATGTGCTACTCAAGTCGGAAAAGTTAGAGCAGCCACTTTAGCTAAGAAAGGCAAAATCACATTATCAACAATTAAGAGGATGTACTCTTATTTATCAAGAGCTGAAACATATTATGATCCTAACGATTCAAAAGCATGTGGCACTATTAGTTATTTGCTATGGGGTGGAAAAGCTGCTTTAGGGTGGAGCAGAAACAAACTAAGAGAATTAGGAGAATTAGAATTAGAAACAAAAGTTATTAGTGAGAATTATGCTATGATTGATGACAGGCTTGCTTATGCAAGTGTACAAAAAGCAGAGGAAATGGCTGCTAAATTAGGTTGTACTGGTTACCATGAACATCAACTAGATGATAAGAGTTGGTACATGCCATGTGAAACCCATGAATTAAAAGCACCATGTACAGCAGGATATGAAATGTACGGATTTAAAATGAAGAATGGAAAGAGAGTTCCTAATTGTATTAAAATAAAATGAAAAAAAGAAAATATAAATCAGTATCAAGGATTACTCCTGTAGGTGGCAAAAGAGGATGTTTATGCAAAGATCGTAAAACATACCATCCTGACTGCTGTACAGGGGAAATGCATGCTCAAGGAATAGGAATTATTAATAAAATATGACCGAATTTCTAAACTCAATTGTATTATATATATAACCCTTTAAAAATTATGAAAGCGACAGAAATTGTAAATCAGATTAAAACAGTTCTAGGAATGGAACTTAAAGAAGTAAAGTTGGCTACAATGAAATTAGACAACGGAACTGAAATAGAAGCTGAAGCATTTGAAGTTGACCAACAAGTATTTATTAAAAACGAAGATGGCGAATCTATCGCTTTACCAGTTGGCGATTATACACTTGAAGATGGTAAAACTTTAAAAGTGGAAACAGAGGGTGTAATCGCATCTATTGGAGAAGCTGAAGCAGAAGAAGAAAAAGAAGCAGAAGTTGAAGCAAAAGAAAGCGAGGAACAACCTGAAGAAGTAGTAGCAGAAGATGAAAAAGAAGAAATGAATTATGCTACTAAAGAAGAATTAGAAGAAGTTAAAACAGTTCTCGAAGAAATTAAAGATCAAATTAAATCTTTAGGAGATAATAAAGAGGACATGAAAAAAGAAGAATCAATAGAGGAAGTTGAAATGAGTGCAGAAGTTGTAGAGCCTATTGCTCATAATCCTGAAGCATTATCATCACAAAAAAGTTTTAATCCTTTAAAACAAGATTCGCATTTAGATTTAATAAGAAAAATAATAAATAGTTAAAAAATGAGTACAACAATTAATGTATCAAATGATGTCAAAAGAATATTTGACAAAACAGAAACAATTAGTGCAATTAAAACATTAAAATATAATGATACAGGAAAAGTATTTTTTCTGAATGCATCAGGTGGTGTAGCAGTTACTTTACCTGCAGTTAGAGCAGGAGTATCATTTAAATTTATAGTTGCAGCAGCATTTAGCTCGACTGATTGGACTATTACTGGTGGAGATAGTAAAATACAAGGAACAGTAGTAGTAAACGGAGCATCTATATTAGGAGAAAACGAAACAACTATCACTTTTGCAAATGGAGCAGAAAAAGTTGGCGACTTTGTAGAATTACATTGTGACGGAACTAACTGGCTTTTATTTGGAATGGGTAGTGCAGGAAGTTCAATAACATTAGCATAATAATAATAATAAAATAAATAAAAAATGGCAACAATCCATAATATTACAACAACATATGCTGGTAAAGCTAGTTCACCTTATTTAAAGGCTGCACTACTTACTGGTAAATCTTTAGCATCAGGTGCAATTGATATTAAAGATAATATTCAACATAAAGAAGTGCTACAGGTTATCACTTCAGATGCAAATTTAATTAAGCCGGGCACTTGTGATTTTGATTCTTCAGGAGAGCTATCGACTACTGAGGTTATTTTAGAGCCTACTGAGATACAAATAAACCTTGAAGTTTGTGCAAAAAATTTCAGATCATCTTGGGAAAGTTTGCAAATGCAAGGTATTAAATCAGGCATTCCTAAAACATTCGGAGATTTTATTTTAGAGCATGTAGTAGCTAAAACTGCTGCCGCTGTAGAATCTGCAATTTGGACTAATACAACATCATCAACAGATATTCCATTTAATGGATTTGAAGCTTTAGCAGCAGCTAATTCAGATGTAATTGATGTATCGGCTACAACTGTAACAGCGGCAAATGTCACTACAGAAATTGGAAAATTGGTAGATGCATTGCCAACTGCAGTTTACGGAAAAGAAAATTTATACATTTATGCTTCTACTTCTATCTTTCAAAAGTACATCAGGGCGATAGGCGGATTTGGGGCTGTAGGTAGCTCAAATGTAACAACTGGTATTGATAACAAAGGTCAAACTTGGTATTCAGGACAGCAAGAACTTTTTTATGATGGTATAAAAGTATTACATGCACCAGGCATGACATCTACTAAAATGATGGCAGCTACTTCTGATAACATGATTTTCGGTTCATCTCTTTATTCAGAGTTAAATCAAGCATCAGTTTTAGATATGAGTTCTATAGATGGAAGCCAAAATGCAAGAGTAATTTTAAGAGGATCAGCAGGAGTTGCACTTGGAATTGGTAGTGAGGTAGTTTTATATGCATAATAATTGTTAGCTGAAATGCTAGCTATAAAATTTTAAAAAATGGCATGTAATTTAACAAAAGGCTATGCTACTAATTGTAAAGATGTAGTTGGTGGAATTGTAAGAGCTTGGATGTCTAATTTTGGCTCTCTGCATTCGTTTGTTATAGATGCAAACGATCAGATTACAAATGGTAATGGAACAGCTACTTTATTTCAATATGATTTAAAGAACTCTGGAAATACTATGGTTACAACAGCGACAAACTCAAGAGATACTGGCACTAATTATTTTTCTACAGTTTTAACTTTGGTTTTACCAAAATTAACTAAGGAAATGTCAGTTGAAACTAAGCTGCTTGCTTATGGCAGACCACATATAATTGTTGAAGATAGAAATTCTAATTTCTTTTTACTCGGTAGAGTTCATGGAAACGAATTGACATCAGCCACAATTGCAACTGGTGGTGCTATGGCAGATTTATCAGGCTACACACTTGAGTTCACAAGTGAAGAAGTTGAACCCCCTATGTTTATAAGTGGTGGTACAGCAACTAATCCAACAGCAGGATTATCAAATGTAACTGAAACAATTACAATTGGTACAAATAGCTAATAAAATTGTGTTTTGTGTGGGGGTAGCTTTATTCTGCCCCTTTCAAAACTCATAAAATTTAATTATGGCAAAAGATAATAAACAAATATTTAAAAAAGATTACAATTCTGATGAATGGAATAAAGTTTCAAAATCAGAAGTAATCAAAGAACTAAAAGAAAAGGCTTTTGAAGTTTTAGAGAAAACAGGTAGGGCAAAAACATCATCAGCAATTTATGTGATAAAATGATAGTACTTGACAGAACACAATCTAGTCATGTAATAAGTTTCATTCCGAGTTCTTACACACCTACTGGCTCGGCAATATTTAGAATTAAAGTGACAAACGAACAACAAAACACAACAGTATATAATCAAACAGTTACTAGCCTAACAGCAGTTGATTATTATTATACTTATACAGCAAACTTAGCTTTAGATACTTCTAAAGATCAAGATTATTTACTAGAAATTACTAATACAGCAACGAATGAGGTCTTGTACAGAGATAAGATTTTTGGTACAAGCCAAACTGTCGCTGATTATTCTATTAATTCAGGCAAGTACACTACGAACACAACGGAGAATAACGACTTTTTGATTTATGAATAATAGCGACTTTCACATATTGAACCTATCAGCATATCAAACACCACAAGTTGAGGAAAATCCTAACGAAGAATGGATAGCTTTTGGTGATACAAATTCTTTTTATACAGAAATCATAGATGCTTTTTTAAACTCTCCCACTACAGGTTCAATAATTCAGGGAATCACAAATCAGATTTATGGCAAAGGTTTAAATGCTCATAATGCATCAAAAAAACCTGATGAATTTGCTCAAATGAAATCTTTGTTTAAAAAGAAATGCTTACAAAAAATAGCAATGGATTTAAAATTGCTAGGCGAAGCTGCATTTCAAATTACATATAAAAAGAAAAGGATAGAAAGTGTAATGCACTTTAACAGAGAAACTTTAAGAGCAGAAAAATGTGATGACAAGGGTAAAATTAATGCTTATTATTATCATCCAAAATGGGAAAGCTATAAAGATTTTGAGGAACTTACTAGAATCCCTGTATTTGGATCAGGAGCACCTAATGAAATTTATATAATTAGAAAATCTATTCCATCCATGCATTATTATTCTCCCCCTGATTGGAGTAATGCTTTAAATTACAGTAAACTAGAATGTGAAATTTCAGAATATTTAGTAAACGAGGTACAAAATTCTTTTTCAGGAACTAAACTCGTATCATTTTCTAACGGAGTGCCAACAGTAGAAAAGCAACACATGATAAAAAATGAAATCATGAGTAAACTAACTGGTGCAAACGGAGAAAAAACAATTATTTCTTTTTCAGATTCTCCTGAAACTAAAACAACAATAGAAGATGTATCAGTTTCTAATGCTGCTGATGTTTACCAGTATATTGCAGAGGAATGCTCTAGGAAATTATTACTAGCAAATAGAATTACTTCTCCTTTATTAGTTGGAATCAGAGATACAGGAAACTCGCTTGGATCAAATGCAGAAGAAATAGAAAATGCACACAACCTTTTTGAAAATGTTGTTATTAAACCTTATCAAGAGTTAATATTAAATGCTATTGATGATATTCTAGCTGTTAATGGAATTGCTTTAGACTTGTTTTTTGAAACTTTAACACCTATTGAATTTGTTAATACAGAAGAAATTGTTAGCAAAGAACAACAAGAAGAAGAAATTGGAGATACTATTGATGATAAACAACCAATAGCAGAAGAA